CGGGCGCCCTGTTTTTCTTGAAGAGCAGGATCTCCCTGCCGTGGCTGTATACCTTTCTGACGCGGAGTACACCGGCGATTCGCTTGACGAAGATTCGTGGCAGGCGGTTGTTCACATCGAGGTATTTCTTAAAGCCTCCAGCCCCGACAGCGCGCTTGATTCCTGGATGGAAGAGAAAGTGTATCCGGCAATGGCCTTCATCCCGGGTCTGACCGAACTGGTCGAGACGTTCACCCCGCAGGGTTATGACTATCAGCGGGATGATGAAATGGCCACCTGGGGTTCAGTCGATTTCACGTACTTAATCACCTATTCAATTTAAGAGGTACTTATGCCTACTCCAAACCCGCTGGCCCCCGTGAAAGGTGCCGGTACCACCCTCTGGCTTTACACCGGAACGGGCAATGCTTTCGCTAACCCACTCTCGGATATCGACTGGAACCGCCTGGCGAAAATTAAAGAGCTGACGCCGGGCGAAATGACCGCCGAATCGTATGACGACACTTACCTCGACGACGAGGATGCTGACTGGAACGCGACGGCCCAGGGGGCAAAATCTGCTGGCGATACCTCGTTCACCCTCGCCTGGAAGCCGGGCGAAGAAGGGCAAAAAGACCTTGTCGCATGGTTTATTGATGGCTCAGTACGCTATTACAAAATCAAATACCCGAACGGTACCGTCGACGTTTTCCGCGGCTGGTGCAGCAGCCTGGGTAAAGCCATTCCGGCAAAAGAGGTCATTACCCGTACAGCGAAAATCACCAATACCGGCAAGCCGGAACTGGCTGAAGAAAGCGGTGCGTCGAATATTTCCGTTACTGGCGTGATCCTTGATAAAGCCACGGCCAGCGTGGCCGCCGGAATGACCACAACGCTCAATGTGACGGTTAATCCTGTCAGCGCCTCTGATGCCTCGTTCCGCGCGGCAACCTCTGACGGGGCTAAAGCGACCGTTACCGTTAGCGGAACTACGATCACCGTGACGGGGGTGGCGGCCGGTACTGCTGACATCATTGTTATGACCAGCGACGGTAATTTCGTCGCGGTCTGCAAAGTCACCGTAACTGCTGCGTAAGGAAGGACGCATGTTTCTGAAAAAAGAGAAGTTCACCTGGCAAACTGAGTCCCTGAGCATTTTCGAGCTGTCGGCGCTTCAGCGTATTGAGTACATCACGTTTATGGCAGCAGAGGAAAAAGCCGTCAGCGCTGACAGCGATGGGATCAGCGATCAGGAAATGACGGCCAGGCTGATTGGCTCAAATATTCGCTGCGGTGCGCGTTTGATCGCGATGTCTTTGTGGCATAACGATCCGGCCGGCACGGATGTGGAAACGCTTTATCAGCAGGTCCTTAGCGGCTGGCCGCCGGAGGCGATCGGTAAAGCAGAAATGCAAATAAAGCTGCTCTCCGGCATGCTCGTTCCGGTTGATGATAACAGCGTTGCCAATCCAGATGCTTCTGCGGAGGCCGAAAGCGCTGAACCCGTTACGGCGGAAAAGCCCTTGCCAGCGAGCTGAAGTTTGTCCTGAATCTGGCGCGCGAGTTCGGGCGACCCGACTGGCGCGCCATGCTGGCTGGAATGACTTCCAGTGAGCTGGGCGACTGGCACCAGTTCTACCGGGAGCATTATTTTCAGGACGCGCAGCTCGATGCGCATTTCTCAGAGCTGCTTTATTCCATCTCCACTCTTTTCTTCCGCGACCCGGAACTTACCCCCGCACATTTCAGCCTGCTTTCTCCTTCCGGTATCGTCATCAGCGATGACGAGCCGGATGATGATGCGCTGATGGCCGCAGCCGAGGGGATAACAGGAGGTATCCGATATGGCCCAGCAGATTAGCGATCTGGTCATCAACCTTGACGTCGACAGCGCCACGTTTAGTGAGCAGGTTGCCCGCATAAAGGGCCAGCTAACCGGGATGGCTGAGGACTCTGAAAAAGTCCAGACGCGAATGCAGCGCGCTTCAGAGCGGCAGGCGGCTGCGTTTAAAACCGTGGGCGACGCTGGCGCGGCGGCCGCCGCAGACATGAAATCCCGCCAGTCGGCCGCAACGGAAGGGCTGACCAAAGACTGGCAGAACGTTTCAAAGTCCGTTGATGAAACTCACCGCCGCGTGACCGAGCTTAATCAGCGCATGCGTGAGAATGACGGGCAGGCCGCTGCGCTTGCCCGCCGACAGGATGAACTTGCGGCATCATTTTTCCGCCAGATCGACGGCGTACGCCAGCTCAATGGTGAAACACAGTCGCTTGCGAACGTGCAGGCGCGCTTTCGCGCAGCGAGGGCACAGGGCAACATAACCCAGCAGGATTATCTCGCCCTTATTTCCCGCACCACGGCCCGTCAAAAAGAACTGCAGATCGTGGAGGAAAAATCGGCCGCAGCGCGCACGCGATTCCTCAGCCAACTGAAGCAACAGGTTGCAGAGCAAAAGCTCTCCGGTACCGAGCTACTGCGCATGAAGGCGGCGCAGGTGGGTGCCAGCGATGCGGCTGAAGTCTATATCCGCAAGCTCGAAGCTGCCAAAGTCGCCACGCACGGTCTGGGGCTGCAAAGTGCCGCTGCCCGGCAGGAACTGGGAATACTGATCGGCGAGGTCATGCGCGGTAACTTCGGCGCGCTGCGCGGCTCCGGGATCACGCTGGCTAACCGGGCAGGGTGGATAGACCAGCTTCTGTCGCTGCGCGGTCTTGGGATCGCCGGCATGGTCGGAGGGATTGCCGCGGCGGTATTCGGACTGGGTAAGGCCTGGTATGACGGCAGCAAAGAGTCTGAGGAATTTAACAGGCAGCTGATCCTGACCGGGAACTACGCGGGGAAAACGTCAGGGCAGCTGCAGGCGCTGGCGCGCTCGCTGGCAGGTAATGGCATCACTCAGCATGCCGCTGCAGGCGTGCTGGCGCAGGTCGTTGGCAGCGGCGCGTTCAGCGGGAATGACGTCAGCATGGTCAGCAATGTTGCAGCCAGGCTGCAGCAGGCTACCGGGCAGGCCGTTGACGAAACCATAAATCAGTTTAAACGCCTGAAGGATAATCCGGTTAACGCGGTCGCGACGCTCAACGATTCCCTTCATTTTCTGACAGCCACCCAGTATGAACAGATAGCTTCTGCTCAGGCGCTGGGGGATTCTCAGAAGGCTGCCGAGCTGGCCATGCGGGCATATTCCGACGCGGTCATTCAGCGCGCCGGTGCGGTCGAGGATAATCTCGGATCCCTCGAAAAAGCCTGGAACTGGGTGAAGAATGCCGCCTCCGGTGCGTGGGATGCGATGCTGGGCGTCGGGCGTAATCCTGACACCGCGATGAAGCGCCAGGACTCTTTTGCTGAGTGGCAGGCAGCAGAGAAAGAGTACCGCGCGCTGTCCAGCAATCTTAAGGTCGACCCGGATTATGCCGGTAACAACGTTCTGCAGAAAGCGGATGCGGAAAGGCTGAGAAACGCGCGCCAGCAGGTGGAGCTGAAAAAGCAGGCTTACGATCTTGCCGATCAGCAATACGCCCAGGAAGGGCTGGCAGCCGCGCGGGAAAAAATGCGAACGGACCAGCAGGCTCAGGCAATCCGCAGCCAGCAGCAGTTTAACCAGCTGGTGGAGTCCGGCGCGACGGCGGCAGAAAAGCGGGCTTCAGCAGAGAAAAAGCTCAGTCAGCTTATTGAGAAAAACCGCCAGGATGCGAAAGACGGTGTCGCCACGCTGTGGACTGAAAAGGACATTGCCGCGGCCCGCGCCGGGATTGAAAAGCAGTGGAAGGATCCAAAAACACCGAAAGGCAAAAGCTACTCAACGCCCGCCGGGGACAAAGCCGAGGAAAAGGCGCAGGCCGAACTTCTCACCCTTCAGGCCCAGCTTAAAACGCTTGAGCAGCATACCAGCGTGAACGACGTCATAAGTAAACAGCGTCAGGATCTCTGGCAAACTGAAAATCAGTTCACCGTTCTGCAGGAGGCCGCTGGGCGTCGTCAGCTTACGGCGCAGGAAAAATCCCTGCTGGCGCACAAGGAAGAAACGCTCGAGTACAAGCGACAGCTGGCCGACCTTGGCGATAAGGTTGCCAGCCAGCAGAAGCTCAACCAGCTGGCCGATCAAGCCGTGAAGTTTGAGCAGCAGCAAAAAGCCGCGAGGGCGGGTTTGAAGGCGCAGTCTGAGGGTGTTTCCAGCCGACAAGCCGGGAGAGAATCAACCTTAGAGCGCCTCAGCGAAACCTATGCTTACAATCCGGCAGCCCAGAAAAAGGTGCTTGAAGATCAAAGGGCAACTTTTGCGGATGAAGATGCCCTGCGCGCTAACTGGCTAGCCGGAGCTAAGCAGGGCTGGGCTGAATATCAGGACTCAGCAACAAACGTTTTCAGCTCGGTACAGCAAATTTCACAGGCCACATTCACCGGGCTAGCGGGCCAGCTCACCAGCCTTGTGACAACCGGAAAAGCCAGCTTCAGGGACTTCACCACCTCGATTCTCAAAATGATAGTAAACGTTATTAACCAGCTTCTGGTGGCTTATGCCATCCAGAGTGCAATGGGCTGGATAAGTAGCGGAACTAATACGGCCTCTGCAGGCCAGTCATTCGCGGTACCGTCTTTCCGGCCCCCGGGCTACGACGTGGGTGGTTACACAGGGCATGGCGGAAAATATGAGCCTGCCGGGGTTGTCCACCGGGGAGAGTTCGTCTTCACCAAAGAGTCAACCAGCCGTATTGGTGTGAGCAACCTTTATCGGCTTATGCGTGGGTACGCCACAGGCGGTCTGGTAGGGGGTGGTAATACAGATGCTGGTATGGGTGCCGTAAGTGTTTACGCCCCTGTTTCAGTTACAACCGGGCAATCCAGCGACCAGAAGCAGCAACAAAATGGTGGTGCACTCGCTCAGGCCTACCAGAAAGTGGTCGATCGCTCTGTGCGGGAGGGGATAGCCCGTGAAATAAGACCTGGTGGGATTATCTGGAATGCTAATAAACAGAGGTAACTAATGGCCATAGAGCATTTTGGCTGGCGCATTCAGGCCGCCAGTCAGCCGACGCTAAGCAGTAAAGACTCCATCAGAACGGCACAGTTTGGCGATGGTTATAAACAGGTGAGCGGGTCGGGTCTGAACGATGAGGTGTTGAATTATGCCTTCTCTTTTACCGGCGATCCGGTAACAGCCAGGGAGATTCATGCCTTCCTCCGGAGACATAAAACCACATCGTTCTCGTTCACTCCGCCAGGCGGGGATTTGGCGTTGTGGCGCGTCGAGGCAGACAGCCTGCAGCGAGTTACCCTGAATAAAAAGGTTGAAACCGTAACTGCAACTTTCGAACAGGCATTCAAACCATGAGCTTAAACGCAGATTATCAAAAGCTGGAGCCCGGCAGTGAGGTAAGGCTCTTTGAAGTGGACGGGAGCGCTTTTGGGGTGGGTGAGATTTTACGATTCCACGCCTACAACATTCCTCATACTGAGCAGGAGATTCTCGCTGCAGGCGGAGATGAAACCAAACTTCCCGCCAAAAGTATCTGGTGGCAGGGAGAAGAGTACTCGGCCTGGCCGTGTCAGATTGAAGGTATAGAGACGTCGACGGATGGCAACTCAGCCCAGCCGAAGCTCTCGGTTGCTAACCTGGATAGTTCGATTACTGCTTTATGCCTCGCCTATGATGATCTGCTGCAGGCGAAGGTTACGATCCACGACACGCTGGCTAAATACCTTGATGCGCAGAACTTTCCAGACGGCAATGCTACGGCAGACCCTACGCAGGAAAAGCTTAAGGTGTTCTATATCGATGCCAAAAGCAGTGAGACGAACGAGGTTGTGGAATTTAGTCTTTCCAGCCCAATGGACCTGCAGGGGCTGATGATTCCAACACGCCAGTTGCATTCTCTGTGTACCTGGTGCATCCGTAATAAGTATCGAACCGGCGACGGCTGTGATTACGCCGGAACGCGCTATTTCGATAAGCACAATAATCCGGTTGACGATCCGTCGAAGGATGAATGCAACGGAACGCTGTCTGCCTGCAAACTTCGACATGGAGATGCTAACGAACTGCCGTTTGGTGGCTTCCCGGGCACGTCTTTGATCAGGAGTTGATATGCGTCAGAAAACCATAGATGCGATTATGGCGCATGCTGCAGCTGAATATCCTCATGAGTGTTGCGGCGTGGTGGCGCAGAAAAGCCGCGTTGAACGTTATTTCCCGTGCCGGAATCTTGCCGCGGCGCCGGAGGACAATTTTGTCCTTTGCCCCGAAGACTATGCAACTGCTGAAGACTGGGGAACGGTGATCGCCATCGTTCACAGTCACCCTGACGCCACAACGCAACCGAGCGAACTGGATAAAGCGCAATGCGACGCAACGCTTTTACCCTGGCATATTGTGAGCTGGCCGGAGGGGGATTTACGCACCATCCAGCCGCGCGGAGAACTGCCGCTGCTGGAGCGTCCGTTTGTTCTTGGACACTTCGACTGCTGGGGACTGGTAATGAGCTATTTCCGGCAAACGCATGGTATCGAGCTCCACGATTACCGGGTAGATTATCCCTGGTGGGAAAACGACTATCCGGACAACTTCTATCAGGATTGCTGGTATGAGTGCGGATTCCGTGAATTCGACGGACCACCGAAACCCGGCGATATGGTGATCATGCAGGTCCAGGCCGATAAGTGGAATCACGCGGGAATTCTGCAGGAGGGAAATATGCTGCTGCACCACCTGTACGGACATCTGAGCCAACGCGTGCCGTATGGTGGCTACTGGCAGGAACGAACGATGAAGATTCTACGTTACAAATCTCTGTGCTAACCTTTTGTAAAACCAAAGGGGATAGGGATATGAAAAAAACATTATTGGCACTTTCTTTGTTAATCATGGCTGGTTGTTCCAGTATGCAGGATCTCCGGAAGGAGCCAGCGTCAAATACTTTTCAATCGAAGAAACAAATTGACGCAGTAGCTGAATGCATACTCGCTGGATGGCAAGAAGAAAGCCAAAAATATGGAAGCGTTTTTATTCAGCCTTATGACGGTGGTAAAACTGTATTTACACAATCTCAACTTGAGATGGTTGATTTAATATCGGACGGCGGAATTACCAAGATTGAATTCCGTCATCAAGGTGGCCTATTTGCTTATCGAATCAACAGCCGGATTAAAGTAATAGAACGCTGTATCTAACCAAGACTTAACCCGCTTCGGCGGGTTTTTTTATGGTGAGAATATGAAAGAAGTAATGACAACAATTCAGCTCGGCGGAGTGTTAGGAAAGACCTTCGGTAGAACCCATCAAAGACTGATAGCGCGAACTGGTGAAGCTGCTATTGCTTTAAGTAAAACATTGCCCGGTTTCGAAAGCTTCATGATCAGCAGTAAACGTCGCGGATTAACTTTCGCGGTGTTCAAAGGGAAAAAAAATATTGCAGCAGATGAGATGGGGTTTCCCTCTGAAGGCGATGTAGTAAGGATTATGCCTGTAATTATCGGTAGTAAACGCGCTGGTCTTTTTCAGACGATATTAGGAGCAGTTTTGATAGCTGCTGCTGTCTTTGTTTCTGGCGGAGTTGGCGCTGCGTTCGCTGCTGGTGGATTAACTGGGTTTGCTGCAGCAACTGGCGCCTCGTTGGTCCTCGGTGGGGTTATTCAGCTTCTTTCACCACAGCCATCAGGCATAGCCAGCAAACAAAGTGCAGATAACCGCGCTTCCTACGCATTCGGTGGTGTAACAAACACCGCGGCGCAAGGCTACCCGGTACCGCTCCTTTATGGTCGCCGGCGGATAGGCGGAGCGATTATTTCTGCCGGAATTTATGTCGAAGATCAGCAGTAGCTAACTAACCTTTTTTCTGGCCACCTTCGGGTGGCTTTTTTTATGGGCGCAATATGGCTACAGATAAAGTGTTAAAGGGCCGCAAGGGCGGCAGCTCAAGTTCCCGAACCCCTACCGAACAGCCTGATGATCTGCAATCTGTAGCGAAGGCAAAAATCCTCGTTGCGCTTGGCGAAGGGGAGTTTGCAGGGCAGCTAACCGGCAAAGATATCTACCTGGACGGAACGGCGCTGGAGAATGCCGACGGTTCCCAAAACTTCAGCGGGGTAACGTGGGAGTTTCGCGCGGGAACGCAGGCGCAAAAATATATTCAGGGTATTCCCGGTACCGAAAACGAAATCAGCGTAGGAACTGAGGTATCAAGCGCTACAGCATGGACGCGCACCTTTACCAATACGCAGCTTTCAGCAGTTCGCCTGCGTCTGAAATGGCCCTCGCTTTTCAAACAGGAGGACGACGGTGATCTGGTGGGTTACTCGGTCAATTATGCGATTGACCTGCAGACGGACGGCGGCACATGGCAGACGGTACTCAATACCAGCGTGACCGGCAAAACGACGTCTGGTTATGAGCGCAGCCACCGTATCGATTTACCGCAGGCTGGCAGCACCTGGACAATACGTCTGCGTAAGATTACCTCTGATGCCAACAGCGCGAAGATCGGCGACACGATGACGCTGCAGAGCTTCACTGAGGTTATTGACGCCAAGTTACGATATCCAAACACAGCGTTACTCTACATCGAATTCGATTCAAGCCAGTTTAACGGCTCTATCCCGCAGATCTCCTGTGAGCCCCGCGGCCGTGTTATCCGCGTTCCTGATACCTACGACCCTGAAACCCGCACTTATAGCGGTACATGGACCGGTGCGTTTAAGTGGGCATGGACGGATAACCCTGCGTGGATTTTTTACGATCTGGTTGTTTCTGACCGGTTCGGCCTTGGGCACCGTTTGACCGCTGCGAATATTGATAAATGGACGCTTTATCAGGTTGCCCAGTATTGTGATCAGATGGTACCAGACGGCAAAGGGGGCAACGGTACCGAACCACGTTATACCTGCAACGTGTACATTCAAGACCGGAACGACGCCTACACAGTCCTGCGTGATTTTGCCGCTATCTTCCGTGGCATGACCTACTGGGGCGGGGATCAGATTGTGGCCCTGGCTGACATGCCGCGCGATGTTGATTACAGCTACACGCGCGCTAACGTTGTTGGCGGTCGCTTCACCTATTCGAGCAGCACCACGAAAAGCCGCTACACCACAGCGCTGGTTTCATGGTCAGACCCGGGGAACGCTTATGCCGACGCGATGGAGCCGGTATTTGAGCAGGCGCTGGTGGCGCGGTACGGCTTCAATCAGCTGGAAATGACAGCCATCGGCTGTACCAGGCAGTCAGAGGCGAACCGAAAGGGGCGCTGGGGTATTCTCACCAACAACAAGGATCGCGTTGTTTCATTTGATGTAGGGCTGGACGGAAACATTCCGCAGCCAGGCTATATCATAGCCGTGGCAGACGAGCTGCTTTCCGGAAAGGTTATGGGCGGACGTATCAGCGCTGTTAACGGTCGCGTTATCAAACTTGACCGCGTGGCAGATGCAGCAGCAGGTGATCGCCTTATTCTTAACCTGCCTTCCGGAGCGTCGCAGAGCAGGACCATTCAGGCCGTGAACGGGGAATCAGTCACAGTCACCACGGCATACAGTGAGACGCCACAGGCCGAAGCTGTTTGGGTGGTTGAATCTGACGAGCTCTACGCGCAGCAGTATCGAGTTGTCAGCGTTTCCGATAACGATGATGGCACTTTCTCGATTACCGGCGCATGGCACGACCCGGATAAATATGCCCGTATCGATACCGGAGCCATCATTGACCAGCGGCCGGTGAGCGTGATCCCGCCGGGCAACCAGTCGCCGCCTTCGAACATCGTGATCAGCTCGTTTTCTGTGGTGCAGCAAAATATCAGCGTCGAAACGATGCGCGTGAGCTGGGACCAGGCGCAGAACGCTATCGCCTATGAAGCGCAATGGCGCCGCAACGACGGGAACTGGGTTAACGTGCCGCGCAGCTCCACCACGTCATTCGACGTCCCGGGGATTTATGCCGGGCGCTACCTGGTGCGCGTGCGCGCAATCAATGCCGCAGAAATTTCATCCGGATGGGGCTATTCAGAAGAGAAAACGCTGACGGGTAAAGTGGGCAATCCACCGAAGCCGGTTGGCTTTATCGCTTCTGAAAACGTGGTATTCGGTATCGAGCTGAATTGGGGATTCCCGGCGAATACCGACGACACGCTGAAGACGGAAATTCAGTACAGTCTGACCGGTACCGAGGACGATGCGATGCTGCTGGCCGATGTGCCTTACCCGCAGCGCAAATATCAGCAGATGGGCCTTAAGGCTGGGCAGATTTTCTGGTACCGCGCGCAGCTGGTGGACCGCAGCGGCAACGAATCAGGTTACACAGAATGGGTGCGAGGACAGGCCAGCATAGATGTTTCCGACATCACCGATGTGATCCTGGAGGAGATTAAAGACTCCGATACGTTCAAAGACCTGATCGAGAACGCGGTGGACAGCAATGAAAAAATTGCTGGCATGGCTGACGACATCAAACAGGCCAACGATGAACTTGAGCTGCAGGCGCAGGAAATCGCAAAAAACGCGCAGGACATCGGGCAGGTTCAGACCAGTGTTAATGAGCTTTCGAGCACGGTCGGTGATGTGTCTTCCTCTCTATCAGATCTTGAGCAGACCGTCGCCACGGCTGATACCGCGCTTGGCCAGCGAATCGACAGCATCAACGTGTCTATGGACGGCATGACAGGCGGGGTGAAGAACTCAGCCATTGCCATTATCCAGAACGGGCTGGCGCAGGTGGCCACACGCAAAAGGCTTTCCGCGACGGTCGCCGGTAACAGTGCGCAGCTGGATCGTATTGATGAGGTAATCGTTAATGAGAAGGAGGCAACGGCGCGCTCTCTGCTGAGCGTGCAGACGGACGTCAACGGCAACAAGGCATCCATCAACAGCCTGAATCAGACGTTCTCCGACTATCAGCAGGCTACGGCCACGCAGATAAACGGCATAACGGCGACGGTGAACGGGCATACCTCCGCCATCACCACTAACGCTCAGGCGATAGCCAACGTTAATGGCGACCTCAGCGCGATGTACAACATCAAGGTTGGTGTCTCCAGCAACGGGCAGTATTACGCCGCGGGGATGGGTATCGGCGTGGAGAATACGCCATCCGGCATGCAGTCGCAGGTTATCTTCCTGGCTGATCGCTTCGCCGTCACCACGGCAGCCGGAAACAGCGTGGCTTTGCCGTTCGTGATCCAGAACGGGCAGACATTCATCCGGGCAAGCTTCATCCAGGACGGCACCATTGAGAACGCCAAAATCGGCAACTATATCCAGTCGAATAACTATGTGGCTGGTTCTGCAGGCTGGAAGCTGGATAAGGGAGGGACCTTCGAAATTAACGGCGTGGCCGGGGGCGGGAGGATGCTGATATCCAGCACTCTCATTCGCATCTACGACAGCAACAACGTGCTGCGCGTCAGAATGGGGTTATGGTAATGCCACAGGGTTTGCAATGCTGGGATAGTGCAGGGCGGGTTGCAGTGGATTTAAGCGATTACGCGATCCGTTACATGGGCAGCGCAACGGTTTCGCTTGCTTCAGGAGAGGCGTCAAAAAATGTCGCTTTTTCTGGCGCAACGCAGGACGGGACGTTTGTCACAATCGTTTCAACTGGAGTGACTGTTAACGAGTATTTTTGCCGCGCTTATAACGGCGGCTTTACTCTCTACTATCTCCCCACGGGTGGAAGTGCAGCAGTCACTCTCAATGTTGAGGTTTATAACTTTCAATGAGCGGATTCGAAGTTTACAACAGCGCCGGGAAACTGCTGGTGGACTCGCAAAACAGGTCGACCCTGTTTTACGATCAGCGCGCGCTGGGTGCCGTAACCGACAAAGGCGCTTACCGCGTTAACAGTCCGTTTGGTGATGGCAGTACGCTCGGCTTTACACAGCAGTCATTCTGGAATGACGGCCGTTTAAGGTGGCTGCAACTGGGCACGAACAAATACGGCTTTCCTGGTGCTGATATGCTTGAAGACAATGCTGGTAGCATGATCCGAACTGCGCGAAATATTAGTATCCAGAGCGGCTATCTCGATGTGTTTGATAGTGCCGGCAGCCTTATCTGGAGTGCTGCATCAGCCTCTAAAATGCCGAGAGTAGTTGGGTTTTTTGACGTACCGGCTAACTATGACCTGCAGAACAATACCTTTTCAGTCAGTTTAAGCTTTAACCCCTGGATTCTGGTAAACAACTGCCCTGGAAACCTTAGCGATGATGGTACGGTTGTCGGGTATTCAGGTGTGGTGCTCAAATGGACTGGCTCTCAGCTGCAGGGCAGATACATTTCAAATAACCAGCGCAGCTGGAGCCAAACGTTTCAGGGGCGGGGCCTACGAATCCCCATCGCTCAGTTTGTTGGCATTTGATACTGGAGGAACGCGCGGGTAATGAGTCGCGATCATATCTTGTTTCACGCCCTTTGCTGAATTAAAACGATAAATCACGTCCAGCTTATCCGTTTTTTTATAGCAAATATTACTTAACCGTTTATTAATATGGCGGCTGAATATTCCGTTGCTACTGTCTGAAATAATATCCACCTCTCTGGTGGCGCAGTCGATATTTACGTGAATATCACCACCCAGCGATAAACGAGCGGCATCAACCGGGTAATCCATCTGGAATGCGTTATCTGTGTGTGTGTTCGTACATCCAGCCACCAACAAAAGCGCTGCAGCAAATAAAAGTTTCATTTCAACATTCCTGTTTATGCGGGAACTTCCATTTTATTTGAGTTTAAAAAATAGTCAGATTGATATGAGCGATCAATTTTACACGACTGATCGCTTTTAACGATCGTTATTATCGTGAGGTAGTTCATGCTTTATAACACCGGCACCATCGCAATTAACGGAAATACCGCAACCGGCACCGGCACAAACTGGACAGCACCCGCCAGCCAGGTCCGCGCTGGCCAGACGATTATCGTGATGTCTAACCCGGTGCAGATGTTCCAGATTTCATCCGTGAACAGCGCCACATCAATGACGGTTACTCCAGCTGCTTCCCCGGCGCTGAGCGGCCAGAAGTACGGCATTCTGATATCAGACAATATCTCTGTCGACGGCCTGGCACAGGCCATGTCACAACTCATCAAAGAGTATGACGAGAACATTGGCGCGTGGGAGACGTTCGCCACTACCTCGGCAAACCAGAGCATCACCGTAACCATTAACGGCACGCCTGTAACCATCCCCGGCATCGGGAAACTGGCGCAGAAAGGGAGCAATGGTGCGCTTGCAATCGCTGACGGCGGGACCGGAGCGACAACGGCAGAAGGCAGTCGCACAAACCTCGGTTTGGGAGACAGCGCCACACCCAATTTCGGTAGCCTCGAAATCGGAGCAAAAAAAGCCTCTTCTGCAAGCTTCGTTGATTTCCACTTCTTGGGTACGAATGACTATGACGCGCGCATTCTGTGCGGTGGCAATTCTAATGGAGCGAACGGTAAGGGAGACTTCACTTTTTATGCAGGGAAATACGTTTTCATCGGAGACAGTTTCGAGTTTCGTAACCCTATCACGTGTCAGAACTCCATCAGTGCATCAGGCAAGATCGCTACCACAGGCGAGATGGAATGCAAAACTAAAATGGGTGTTATTGCCTCTGTTGATAATCAAAATGCCCACCTGTGGTTTTATGGCACTGGTGGGGCATCAAGGGGGGTTATTTATTCCGCGCAAACAGGGATTATTCAGATCCGCCCTGACAATAATGATAACGGCGGCTCTAACGGATACTCTTTTGCATTTGGGGCTGATGGTAAGTTTACCTGCGTCACGATGAACCAGACCTCAGATGAGCGAGTGAAATTCGATAAAGTGCCAGTCAGTAATGCTCTGGAGAAAATTTGTTCCCTGACAGGTTATACGTTCGGCATCCAGCTGACTGAATCGGAATCGGTGCACAGCGCAGGTATCATCGCTCAGGATTTGGAAAAAGTGTTGCCAGTAGCTGTAAGTTCTGGGGGATTCGGCACTACACCTGCAGGAGAGGAAATCAACGACCTCAAAACTGTGGATTACAGCGCATTGAGCGCGCTGTATGTGCAGGCGATAAAGGAGTTGGCCGAACAGGTAAGCAGCCTTAAGAGTGAACTTGTCGAACTCGAATCCCGATCCGGGATCTAGCTTACTGAGCTAAAACCTCAGTGGCAGCCTGTTCTTCCAACATCCTGACACGGATTGTCAGTGCCTTGATTGCTACCAACCCATCGAGCAACATGGGGGCTGCTTAAATCTGCTCACATAGAGCTGCGGCCATAAAATTTACAAAACTCATAATTCGAAGCGACATAGAAACTTAGAAACGAAACGGCGAAGCTTTAACCAGCCATGACTGACCCTGTGTCTTGCGTGCTTACCAAAATAAAACTACTGTATATAAAAACAGTATTTGAGGTGTGCAATATGGAATTTATCAGGCCTGCAGAACTGCGAGAAATTATTGCTCTCCCGCTTTTCAGTGACTTAGTGCAGTGTGGTTTCCCAAGCCCTGCGGCTGATTACGTTGAACAGCGCATCGATCTCAATGAGTTACTTGTCGCTCATCCGAGTTCAACTTATTTCGTCAAAGCCGCGGGTGATTCTATGATCGAAGCAGGGATCAGCGACGGCGATCTGCTGGTGGTGGACAGCTCCAGGACTGCTGAGCACGGTGACATTGTCATCGCCGCGGTGGAAGGGGAGTTCACTGTTAAACGCCTGCAACTGCGACCGACCGTACAACTCAATCCTATGAACAGCGCCTACAGTCCGATTGTTGTTGGCAGTGAAGACACACTGGACGTGTTTGGTGTTGTTACTTTCATCGTTAAATCTGCGAGCTGAATATGTTTGCTCTCTGTGATGTGAATTCGTTCTACGCATCATGCGAGACTGTATTCAGGCCGGACCTGAGAGGGCGGCCGGTTGTCGTTCTTTCAAATAATGATGGCTGTGTAATCGCACGCAGCGCAGAAGCAAAAGCGGTCGGAATCACTATGGGGGAGCCATTCTTCAAGCAAAAGGAGCTTTTCCGGCGCGCTGGCGTTGTTTGCTTCAGCAGCAATTACGAGCTTTACGCTGACATGTCGAACCGGGTAATGACGACACTGGAAGAAATGAGCCCACGCGTCGAAATTTACAGTATCGATGAAGCTTTTTGTGATCTTACTGGAGTGCGAAACTGCCGGGACCTGACCGAGTTCGGCAAGGAGATCCGCGCTACGGTTCTGAAGC